CTTTACATGAGTGCAATCCATTTAAAACAAGAGTTTAAATACTGTGAAGGTATATCTTGGGATGATGTTGTAGATAAAATTGATAACGAATACAAAGAAGGAACATTATCCTTCTTTTCTTTTCATCAGTTACATAAAGGTCCAACTCAAGAGGGTGATGACATCTATGGATTTATGGATGGTTATCTACCAGACAATAAGAAGGTTAGTCCACCAACATTCGGATTACATAACGAGTATCATCCAAATAAAATAGGTGATGTTGCAGATCAGGTTAGACAACGATGGCCTGCTAAAGAGATGCAAGTGTTTGCTTCTTTGGGTGGTGGAGGAGCAACCTATGGTAAGCATAAAGACCCTATGAATGTATTACTTGTTCAGTCTGTTGGTAGAATGGCATATGAGATAGATAATAAAGAGTATTTGTTAAATCCTGGTGATGGTATATACATTCCAAAAGAAACATATCACTGTCCTTATGTTATTGAACCAAGAATAACTTTGAGCTTTGATATATAGTGTACAACAAAAGAGACCTGAAGGGTCTCTTTTTATATGGAGACTTAAATGAATGTCTATTTAAATTTGAAACCAACCAATCATGGTGGTGAGTCAGATCTATTGACAATTGATGTACCTTCAAGTTATACTGAGGAACTACTACGATATGTCAGACCTATTGCCGAAGAAAAAAATGTTGCTGAGTCACGTATACTCAAAGACATTATAAAAGAATCAATTAACGAAATTCAGAGGAGAAATTATGAGCGTAAGAGTCGTAAGAATGCGAAACGGTGAAGACGTAGTAGCCGATTTGTATGAAGTGACATCTAAGGAAGACCCTGAAAAGCCAATAGCATTTCAATTAAGGCATCCTTATAATCTGTATCTAACAGACCCATCTCCTAATGGTGATGGAAATATTCAGAAACTATCTTCACCAGAGATTAGTTTCCAACCGTGGGCACCTTTTTCAAAAGACCATACTATCATGCTTAAAATGGATGAAGTGGTAAGTGCTTACGAGACCTTTGAAGAGGTCATTGACAAATACAACGAACTAGTGGAGGCTGTAAATGGAGGAGGAAATGATTCAACAGCAGTTGAAAGTGATACTGCTGAAACAACGACAGGAATACCTGTTGGGGAAGGTGACGGAGCTGGATGAGGAACCTAGTATCCTTGTAGAAGGATGTTATGAGGTTATCTCTGAGGAAGAGATTGTACCTTTTCCATCATTCACAGCACAACGTGATGTCTTCTTGACTTCTGACACAATTATGAGTATACTAGACCCAAGTCCATCTTTGGTTGAGTTATACAACAAGCAATGAGTCAGTTC